CTCTCCACCTTCACTAGCAAGACCGATACCCGAAGTGAGTAGCAACGGGATATTAACACGGCTGTTGTTGTGTAGCTTACGAACATGCTCTACAAATGTTTCTGCATCCTTGCTAGGTTCCGACGCTACAGTAAGAACAAAATCTGCGTACTTGTTTAAATCAATTTGAGTTGTCATATATTTTCCTTTTAGAATGCTTTGAGGATGACCATATCAGCATTGAAGCGACCATTTGGTACAGCCTCAACAGCCTTGATCTCCTTGAAATACTTACGAGCAGCAGGCTTACTACCCATCAACGCTTTAATCTGTTCGACGGGCTTGCGAAGCGACTTGATGCCTGATTCCTTCTTGTCAAACCCGATGATAGTGTTACCCTTGACCATCAGACACTTGCTGTAATCGTCTGCAACGTAGTGATGCATCTTACGCTTAGCAGTGTCATAGACCCAAGCTTCGGTGCTCTCATGAAGCTTAACAGGGCTTAGACCAACAAGTTCAAGCTTGAGTGCATCGTCCTTGAAACTCTTGCAGTGCTTAAGCTTAGCTACGACCCGTTCAACGGGCACAGCCTTCTTAGCACGAGGCTTCTTAGCAGCCTGCTTGAGACCGATGTAACCATTCATTGCAGCGATTACATCTTCAATGAACTTGATCGTGTAGCGGATTTGCATCTTGTTATAGTGACTATAGCCTTCGTTCAGCTGGTCGCACTTGCCTTCCTGAACTTCAAGATGTTCGTCAAGAAGACGCTGATAACGCTTGATAGCAGTAGCCATGTGCTGCGGGAGAACATTACGAGTAGTCAGTGCGCCCACAACCTTCTGATTAACGCTAAAATCCTTAGGGCACTTAGCGTCAATGAATTCGTCAAACAGTGCTTCAATGTCGCCAAGAGCCTCATCAGCCTTTTCACGCATGATTTCTTGAATATTAACTACCTTCTTAGGTTTTTCTTCGCCGTCAGTATCTTCCTTATTAGCCTTAAGTTCTGCACCTTCAAGTGCAAGCGTCTCAACCCACTTAACAATACCATTCTTATAGCTATCCGGAACAAGATCAGGATTGACTTCAAGCAAGTGTGCAGCAGTAGCCCAATGACTATGCATATCAAGCTTCCAATCAGGAAGGCGATTGATCTTAGTCAATACATCCTTAGGGAAATTCTTTTTGATATATTCTTTAACCTTCGTGCCGCAATCCTTACGCTCAAGATCGTAGTGAGCAAAGAACTTAGCCTTATCCCAGTTGTCAGTAGGCATCAGGCTAAAACGGTTAACGCCGCGACGAGGGGCACGAGTAGTCTTTTTAGAAGCCTTAGCTTTAATGAGTGCGGGGCGACGAGCCATAGATTATCTCCTGAATTTCAGATTACTTATACACTATACAACGGCAAGCTTGAAATGTCAAGCCTTAAGTTTGTCAAAAATCATATTTTGGAGTTCGTTCTGTTCCTCAAATGAAAGATAAAAGTCAGTCTTTGGGTCCCAATATGCACCCTCTTTCGGGTCGTAGTAAGTTACTCGTCCGTTTGGATAGAAGAAAGGACCTTCTAGGCCCTTACGGGGCTGATACTTAGTTTCACGATCACGAAGAATCTGATAACCCATGCACTATCTCCTTGCTATATCTTCTTATAGCAGCTTTGGGTAACCGTGTCAACCTCTTTTTGCGATAAATAACTATATGCCAAAGTTAAGTTTATATCGTTCGAACAAACAAAACGACTATCGCTTTCTAGACAGAACGATAGCCGAGCAATTCACAGTGGGCGGCACAGACCTATATATTCACAAATATTTAGGTCCTGCAACTGGCGATACATCAATTGACTTTACCCAGCCCAACTATGATATTCTAAGTCCATTGAACATTCAAGACTTGTTGTTCTTGGAGAACCGTGATAGAAAATATGACAAGAATATCTATCGACTTCGCGGTCACTACAATGTACAAAACTTAGACTTTGACTTAAGCCAATTCGGGCTGTTCCTGAATAATGATATCATCTTTATCACTGTCCACTACAACGATATGATAGACCTTGTAGGTAGAAAACTTATGGTCGGTGACGTACTGGAACTTCCGCACTTACTTGATTACAATCCACTTAATGAAACTATTCCAGTTGCGTTAAAGAGATTCTATCAAATCACGGATAGTAACTATGCAAGTGAGGGCTTTAGTCAAACTTGGTATCCTCACTTATGGCGTATCAAGTGTGAGCCGCTCGTCAATAGTGAAGAATTTACTGACATTCTTAAGGAACCAATCAATCAGGATAACTATTTAGGTGATTGGGATCCTAATAAAACATATCCGCCGGGCTATACAATTAATTTTGGTGACAAGATTTATGAATCGATTGCCGAAGTTCCGATTGGAGTAAAACCACCTGATCCTGCATATTGGGTTCTTAAGACCAATGACAGTCTTGCGAATATTCTTTCTACGTACAATAAGAATATTGCAATCAATGATGCTGCGCTACAAGAAGCACAGCGTCTTGTACCTAAGTCGGGGTATGATACTAGCAAACTTTACATTGTACCTACATATGGATTGTACGATACAAATGATACTTTATCGGGCAAGATAAATCAACCAGCACCACCGATTGATGTTAATATTACCGGTACATTGCCTTCAAATACAGGTGGCACTGTAGTATTAATGCGTAATCCTAAGTTTAAGTATGCTAGTGCAGGTATTAAAGTTTCTAAAGAAACTTTAAAATCTATATGGGACTTGACTGCTGATAGCAACGGAAGTCTATTAGAAGACAAAATTAATAAGTTTGTTTCTGCAAGCTTAGAAATGATTGAAGAAAAAGCAAAATTAACAGAGTCAGGTAGTGGATCCGTCGAAACTACTAAATTATTATCTGTTCAGTCATTGGGTGTTGTTACAGGTCCTTATGGTACCGCTGACAATACATATGCTACTGCTGATCAAGATCCAGAAGCAACAGGATTTACTGCTGATATTACACAGCAAATGGACTATCGTGCAGATTGTGATCCTAGATATCAGTTTATTGTAAGATCAAGTCCAAGAAGTTTTGGTTATACTAGTGGCTATCTATCAGGAGACGGTCAAGCACCAAATGGATATCCAACTGGAGCAGGTATTGCATTTCCGCAAAATCCACAGGTAGGCGACTACTTCTTACGTATTGATTATACCCCGCAGATATTATATCGTTGGGACGGTAGATTATGGGTCAGAATCAGTGAAAACGTAAGGACAGAAACAGGATTTACTATTAATGATCAGTCACAATTGTCTGGCTTTATTAATAACCAAGCTGAAATCTATCTAAATAATGAACAACAATTTATACCAGAAGCACAGCCCCTATCAAGTGTGTTGATGCCTACAGTAGATCCTGTCCCACCGACACCTTAATAAAGAGATAACATGGCACAATTCTTTTACGACAATCAGATAAGAAGATATCTTATACAGTTTGCTAAAATTTTTAGCAACTGGTATGTTACTAAAGGCAAAGACCCTAACGGCAATGATATCTTAGTTCGTGTGCCTATCATGTACGGAGATCAAAGCAGACAGGCTTCAACAATAATCGCTAACAATAGTGCAAGTAACTTACCTTCAGCACCGATGATCACTTATTATATTAGTGGTTTAGAATACGAGCAGAGTAGAACACAGAATCCTACATTCGTTGAAAAGCTTCAAGTAAGACAACGTGCATTGAATCAAGAAACCGGCGAGTATGAAACTGTGCAGGGGCAAGCTTTTACACTAGAAAGACTTATGCCTGTTCCATATAAACTTAGAGTCACAGTTGATTTTTGGACTACTAACTATCAACAAAAACTTGAGATTATGGAGCAGTTAGGAACGCTGTTCAACCCTGCACTAGAATTACAAAGCACGGATAATTTTGTTGATTGGACATCACTCACCGCCGTGTTCCAAGATGGATTAACATTTTCTAGTAGAAGCATTCCTCAAGGAACAGGTAATCCAATTGATGTACTGTCTTGGAAGTTTTACATGCCTATATGGATTACTACATCCAGTAAGCTCAAGAAAATGGGCGTGATTCATAAAGTTATTGCAAGTATATTCCAAGGTAGTGCTTTAGAAGATATTCAAGACGAAGACTTATTGTTAGGAACAAGACAAAAAATTACTCCCTATGGGTATAAGTTACTTTTGTTAGGCAATAGCTTACAATTATTACCAAATAATGAACCATTCAATCCATCAAATACATCATTAGAACAACCAACAAATCCAAATACTGGATTATTTTGGTCAAGCTTACTTAATGTCTATGGTGCAGTAAAACCTGGAATTAGTCAAATATGGTTGCAAAATCCATATATGGAGAATGATATTGTAGGTACTATTGTCCCTGATCCACTTGATGACAGATATCTAATTTACAATATTGACCCGGACACATTACCACAAAATACTTTACCTCCTGTTAATAGCGTTATTAATCCACAAATGACAGGTCCCAACGCAGGATTGCCCGGACCAACTCCGGGAATAAGATATCTTATTGTAGAAGATATTGGTACTAACGGAGAAAATACAACTGCATGGGGAGATTTGGTTGCTAATGCAAATGATATAATTGAGTATGATGCAACTTTAGGTGAGTGGGTAGTAGATTTTGATAGCATGGAAGCAACTGATGTTGAATTTGTTACTAATCTTACTACTAGTGTTCAGTATAGATATGTTCCTAGTGATGGTATTTGGATGAAGAGTTACGAAGGTTTTTATGGAGAGGGCGATTACAGCATCGTCATCTAATAATATGTCAAAACAAGCAGCAGGCGTTTTCTTTTATAGTAAATCAACAAAAAGATATTTGTATCTGTTAAGAGCAGATCAACGTAGTCCTACTTGGAGTATTCCCGGTGGGGGTATTGAAATAGACGAAACGTTATTTGAAGGAATCGGTAGAGAATGCATTGAAGAAATGAACTTTGATATTAGTGATTTAAAGTTGATCCCTATTCAAAAGTTCGTGAATAATGCATTTACATATCATACTTTCTTTTGTGAAGTTGAAGCAGAATTTATCCCTACGTTGAATGATGAGCATGTGGGTTATGCATGGGTAAGAGAAGGACAATATCCGAAGCCTTTACACCCCGGATTGTTCTCTACTGTGAATATTGATATTGTAATTGAAAAGTTGAATAGTCTTACTTGATTACATTCCAAGTAAGCCTGATAGTGTAGGCCAACCCAATGCCCCAGCTAATACACCAGCTCCCATAAGCATCCATCTCCATTTTTCTAGAGCAGATACTTTCTTTTCAACCTTGTCGTGTTGTTCTTTATTTTCTTCTTGGAAGTTTGTAATGAGTTGTTGTGTTGCGAGGGCATGGCCATCAATATGAGAGCGCAAGTCCTTCAGGTCAGTTTTGATATCATCCATTTTTTCATTTAGATATCCATACTGTACCTGAAGGACCGCAATTTCTGTCTCAGTTTCTTTCATCTTTTGAAC